GTTGCACGTTGCAAGGCAAACGATAGGCGGCTTACCGTGCGCCTTATTCCAACTGCCGATACGTTCCTGCACTTTGTAAAACGTTACTTCCTGCAACTCGTTTACCTCGTCCAAGCCCGCGCCGTTAATCTCTAAACCTCGAAAGCGATTTAAATCTTTGTCATCGTCGAAACTTTCAGCCATGAACATCAGCTCCGAACCGTTTGTAAACGTTATAACGTTTGTTTCGCGATTCCAGTTCTTAACGTAACTACTTACCCCGTCCATCATTATTGAGGCAAAGCTCGGGAACGTGGTACGCTTTAAATCGGGTAGGCTCTTACGAATAACCGCCCATCGGCTGCGCGGGTACGTTAAACAAAGCGACGTTAAGGTTAAAAGTAACCAATAAGTTTTACCGCCGCGAATCGCGCCGCCAAAAACTACAACTCTTTTGTTTCCTTTTAAAGCGTGCTTGTACGCTATTGTTTGCGTTTCGGTTAACTTAAACCTCATTCATTCGGCTGGCTCGGTTCGGTCAATACAATAACAAGCGGTTCGGTAGTTGTTATATTATTGTCAATGCTTTGTTTCGGCTTACCGTATGCGCGGTCTAACAATAGCTCCGCAGCCCTTACATCGCCTTTAGCGGCGCGCGCGCGTATTGCTTTTAATATCGCTTCGCCTGCTGTTACGCCGTCCTTTTCTTCGCCCAACACATCCGCTAATAGCTTGTCAAGTTCGGGTAGCTTGCGGGGTCGCCCGTTAGGATTTCCCGTTTGCCCTTTCTTGAACTTATGAGGTAATACGTTTTCAGGTTTTGGCATCGCTGTTTTATCGTTGTATTATTTTGACCTTGGGTCTTTGTTGTTTGCCCTATTAACCGCTCTTTTAGTGGCTACTTTTTGCAACCTTTCGACTTCCATTTTAAAAGGGTAGCAATGCTTCATGTTTTCTAAAGTGTAATACACTATTGACGCCCTATATGGATTTTCGCCCGTTTTGACAATTGGCATTACGCCGTGTATTTCGTTTTGCCCGTCAAAAATTGATAAATAGCTGTCGCTTTGTTCAAGCGCGAAACCGTATTCGGGGAAAACAAGCTCGCCGCCAATAATCCCGCCCCTTAAAACCAACACGTTAGATAAATTGCCTCTAAAATTGCCCGTGTCTTTATGGTACTTTATAGCGTGGTTTACGTTAATGTTGGCGGTTGCAAAAGGCTGATTTTGTTTTAATAAATAATCTTGGTTAACGTTTTCGTTTATTACTTGTAAATCGTGGTTGTATTGTTCGGGTAAGTATTTTTCGTATAGGCTTGACAACACTTCAATAAACGTAAATAAGCGTTGGGCGTTTTTCTTTTCGTCTTTTGTTTTCGACGAAAACCTGCAAAAATCGTTTCTAACGGCTACTCTTGGTAAAGCCCCAAAAACGCTGGATTGTGTTGGGAGGGCTTTATGAACTCTAAACGATTTTACATATTTGGTTTCTAAAGCCGCCTTTCTTATTTCGTTAATCAATTCGTGTTTTATTTTTATATACACCCCTACGTTTTTGCCGTTTTTTGTAAATATAGTATCGCTATTAATTAAAGTATTGTAATCGCTTTTTAATGGCGTTTGCTTTATTAGTTCGCTACAATCACGTATTTTTGTAAGCTCAAATGTTTTCATTTTCCATTAGTTTTAAAATTAACGTGCTGTTGTCTTCGCAGTTGTATTTGGTTTGTTTTTCTTCAAACCACTTTACAACCTTTTCAAACGTTTCGTTTTCGTAAACTAAAAACATTCTCTTTAGTTCGGCGTTCATAAAATTATCCAACTGCGACAACTGGTCCAAACCTTCGTAATCTTTATTGTTTGTCATGTTGTCTTGAAAGTCGGGTATATCTAAACCCCACGCGTCAAGCTGCTCAGTGTCCCATTCGTTTTGCAACATCGCCCAATCCCAGTCGCCGCCGCTTACGTTGTCTTTAATAATAAATTCGCGCTTTTGAGCCTCTGTAAGCTCGCTTGCCTTCATAATGGGTACTTGCTTTAGTTTGGCAGCTTTGCACGCCTTAAAACGCATATTACCGCCTAAAATAACGTTGTTCTCATCCACAACTATCGGGCGATACTTTAGCATATCGGGAAACTCCTTAATCGATTGAACCAGCTTTTCGAACTTTTCGTCCTTAATAATGCGCGGGTTATTCGGGTTAACCGTTAGCTCGGATATGTTTATTAGTTGTACGCTCATTTCTTGTTTCTTGCTTTGCGGTATTTCTCGGCTTCGGCGTATGCTATCGCGGCGGCTTGCTCGTTTGAATAACCTTCGCTAACTAACTTGCGAATGTTCATGCTTATGATTGTCTGCGTATCTCCTTGAAATAGTGGCATAGTTTTACAAAATTACAAATTATAAGTGTCGATTCGTTTTTTAACCATTTCAATAAATCGCTCCATCATTGCCGCGTAAAATCCGTTAAAGTCCTTATGACCTTCGGGCGCGTGTTCAAAGAGAACGTAAAGCGTTGCGCGTAACCTTTGACTCGGTGTTTTGCTACCGAGTTCGGCGGCATCGAGTTTAAGGTTATTTAGTAGCTGTTCATCGTTGTAATTGAATTGTTCGCCCTTAAACGCCATAACACCTACGCCGCCCATCCACTGGTTAAATAGCTCGCTCGTTTGCTCGGGCGTTAGTTCCTGCGTTCCGATTGTTACCTTAATCGTTTTATCGCGGCGCGTGGCTACTGATTCAATCGCGCACGGTATAGTTAATAGTTTAGCACCCATACTCGGGGTCGTGTTTCTTTGATTTGTATTCGAGCTTTAATCCTTCGAGGTATGCGCGTACCATTGAGGTAATCTTTTCGCGGTGCGTTTGCGGTACGCGAAAGCATAACGTCGCGGTTTGTTCGCCGTATTGCTTCGACCTACCAGCACCCTCACGGCGACCGCCACGCTTCGAAATCGGTTTCGGTGTTGCTTCCATTGCTGCAAATATAGTCATTTTTTGATTACGTTTTGCAAATTAATGCCGTGTTTTTTTAGCAGCTTTAACCAATCGAGCGAGCGGTTTAAATACAATCGGTAGGCTATCGAGGTGCGTGGCGCGTTCGTTAATTGAGCCGCGTAGCTTCTGTGCGTTTTAAGCGTGTCGGTATAATAGGTAACGCCCTCTTTAAATTCGCCTTGCTCGGGTTCGTAGTTTGTCATGTAATCGATTATTCGTTCTTCAGTTGTCAAAACGGCTGGTCGTTAAATTCGTAGTCAATAATTCTTGCTTCGTTTTCGCTAATAACGGCTGTTATTGATTCGTAAACAAGTTTTACATTATAAGCTAATTCATAAAACTCTAAGTCTTTTGCGTTTTGCAAAGCCCAAAAGCATATGTCTAAAAAATATTCGGTAGTTAGTTTAGAATTACCGCCCGACGAATAGCCCATCCAAAACCCGTCCAAAAGACCCATAGCGTCATAATTCCAATCAATAAACCTATCGTTATGCCCTAATAAATTGTTTTTTAACATATCAAACGAAGCCCCGTCGGTCGGATAATTTTCATCATTTACGAAGTAAAACTGTTTATTAAACCAGCGCTTTTGTTCTTTTGGTACGTTCAATAATTTTATTTTCTTTTTTGTCATAAATCAAAACGGTTCTTTGTCAAATTCGTTATTCGGCGTTATTGCGCTAATTAGTTTATCGGTTTGTGGCATCGGTAAAAAGGCGCTGCCGCCCGTGTTAACGCCGTTATCGCTAAAGTGAGTTAGCGTTTCGTTGTGCTTAAATCGTACTTCACCCGTTGAGCCTTGCCGATGCTTTTCGAACAAGTAAAACACATCGTTTGCGTATGGCGCGCCGTTATCATCGTTAAGCGCGTAGTAAGCTGGACGCCACACAAACATAACTGTATCAGCATCTTGTTCGATACTACCCGATTCGCGAAGGTCCGAAAGTATCGGTCGTTTATCGGCTCTTTGTTCTACTTGCCTGCTTAACTGCGCAAGTGCTATAATCGGTATATTTAGTTCCTTTTGCGCTGCTTTTAGCGTTCGGCTTATCTCGGCTACTTCAGATTCTCTATTTCCGCCTTTAAAGCCCTCAATAGTCATTAACTGTAAATAATCGATTATTGCCCACTTACAACGATTTTTACGTACCTCGCGGCGCAATATCCTTACGGCTTCATGAACGCCGCAACGCGCTTTATCGTAAATTAAAATAGGTAGCTGTTCGGTTTTGCCTATCGATTGTTCGAACGCGTGTAACTCAGGTTGTGTTAGATTACCATCGCGAAGGCGCGCGCTATTAATTAGACTTTCGCCGTGCTGCAATATAAGGCGCTGCGCTAACTGGCTGCGATTCATTTCGAGATTAAAATAAACACCCGCTTCGCCAAACTGCGCCGCGTGAAATAGCGCGATGGCTGTTTTACCCATCGAAGGGCGACCAGCTAAGATTATAAGTTCGGGATGAAAGCCACCCGTAAAACGATTCAAAGCGCTTAAGCCCGTGTTTAACCCACTCGTTTGCCCCGATTGAAACAAAGCGGCGCGGCGGTAATACGCTTGCCTTTCTTCGTCAGACAATTGAGCCATGTTAATTATGTTATCCGTCGGGCTGCTATCATCGATTAAAGAGTTGAGGCGCTTTATTATTTCGGTTGCTGTTTCAACGCCGCTGCGCATAGTTCCGACGCTTAGAGCCTGTTCGGTTAGTATTGCGCTTACAGAGCGCTTAATGTGTTCGTCCTTTAGAATTGCGATGTAATCGTTAACGGGTTCGTTGTACGACAACTCGTTGCCCCAGCTTGCAAGCTCTGAAATGTTTTGCGGGGTTAGGGTCTTTTCGGGTTTGTTATATTGGGCAACGGTTAAAAGCGTAGGCTGCTTTTCGTCTTTTATGATTGCCTTAATGAGTTTAAAACAACTTAGCGCGGTGGCGTCTTGAAACAGGTGCTCGCCCAACTGCGGCATTATCTCTTTATAGTTTTCGTCCGCGTTTAGGCAAAGGAATATTAAAGCCTGTTCGATTTTTGGTAGCGGTTTCATTTAGTTACATTTTGCGTTAATCCATCCTTTACGCATCCACCGCGAAAATATTTTAGTATCATTCACTTTATGTACATTGTAATGCTCTGAATCGCGGTTTGAAATAATTATTATATCGCCAACCTTTGCAAATATTTTACCCTCTGATGTTGTTGTTATTTCAAATTCTGTTTTAACTGTTTTGCGTTCCATAATATAAAATATTAAATATTTAAAAAGTTGGGCGGTTGTTAGCCGCCTAAAATATTTCTTGCTTATTTGTTTTCCAGTTGATGTAATCGATAGCATCTTGTTGGTTAAAGAATACTGCAACTACTTCGTCGGTAATTTCGTCGCATACCTTGTATTCATTTCCTTGCAACGGTGTTCTAACGTAAAGCATATTTTGACTGTTTAAAGGTTTAAAAGTTGGGCGGCTGTTAACCGCCCGTTATTGTTTTAAAGTTCTGTCATTAACATTTGGCGCAGTTCGTACAACATTCTTTGTACTTCTTCGGCGTTTACATAATTGTTTTCAAAGCCCCTAAATTTTTCGCTTTGCAAGTATGACAACTTGTTTACAATTTGTTTGTCAATAAATTCGAATTGATTTTTTAGGTTTTCGTTTTCTGTTTTAAGTTTCGAAATGTAGTTCATGGTTTTTTTTTTTAAGCGTTTGATGAAGCAAATTTAAAACGCTTTTTTTGATTTTGCAAACGTTTTCTTTCTTTTTTTAAAAACAATTTTTGTTACTCCATTTTTAACCCCATCGAAGCTCGTGTTATTGTTGCGTTTTTGGGTTGTTTGTCTGTGTCGCGTTTATTCCATGTAACCAACCTTCGCCCAGTATCCCAAGCGTCTTGAGAAGTCAAACGTATTTTACCGTTTGCGAGCGGCTCAGTCCAATAATTAAAGAAAGCGTTTAGAAGCTCTTTAGGGTATCTATCCTTGTAAGGCGTCATAGCTTCTATTAAATCTTGCTCGCTCCACTTTTTAAAATTGGCGTTAGCGTTAGCCTTTACATTTACATTTAAATTAGCATTAGCATTTACATTAGAGGGTTTGTTGGGGGTTTCTTGAGGGTTTTTAGCGGGTTTTGTTGGGGGTTTTGTTGGGTGTTTTTCGCTTCTTGGTCTACCGCCTTTTTTCCCGTGTTCAGCCCCTAAATACCCGTTGTTTTTACCAGCTATTGCCTTGCGGTTATTTGCTTCGATTTGAGGCTTAATAAGCATAAAAATAGTTTTACTTAACCCGCTCAGTTCAATTTCAACCCCGTTAAAACCTAACTCGAATATTGCCGCCCAAACCTCAATACGGTTTTGTTCGGGGACGCCGTTTAAGGCTTCGTAGAACGAGCGATAAATTACCATTGAATCCTTCATAAAAAAAAACGCCCTTTAACGGCTGCGGTGGAAACGGCTCGGTTATTACACTTCGCCTCGCAGCCATCAAAGGGCTTCAAATTTTTTTGATTCGTTCGGGTTTCCACGTCCAAACGGTTAAATGTACAAAAATTTATTGGTCCAAATACTTTTCAATCGTTTCTATACACTCGTCTAACCCCGAGCAAAACAAAGCCTCGAAACCAGCGTATCTAAGCCGAGCAAGGACTTCAAATTGTTCTGTAAGGTGTTCGTCTTGCTTTAGCGTTCCATCGCGCTTAAACGGGTTAAAATCGCCTTTTTTGATTTCAATGAATAAACCGCTAAAGTTTCCACGCGGGGCGGCTATAAATAAATCGGGGTAGCCTCGATGCGGGTTCATGCTTTTATGCACCCTTGCTTGCCCCATGCTCATTTTCGTTCCTGCGCTAAAGTCAAACCTAAAAAGTATTTCGGGGTGCTTTAGGCTCATGTAACGCGCAATCGCTGAATAAATATCGCTTTCGCGTGGCGGGCGGCGTTTCATCGTTTGTAAATATTATTACAAACTATCATGTATTCAACCCGCCCCTTTAGTTCGGTTGTTTCGTCGTAAAGGTCTATTAAAATACTTCGATTGTTTTCGTGGTCGTTAAACACCTTACGATACTTAAAACAGCACTCGAGGTATTCGAAGCCGCAAGATAAAAGGTAAGAGGCTACGTTTTTGTAGGTGTGTCCGATAAACTCGGTAAGGTCTCCGAGGTCGTTAGCGTATGTAAGTGCCTCTTTCGATGATTTGCGCATTGAGTAAATTTATTAAGTCAGTTCGTTCAACTTTTAAAAGTATTGCAATCGTATTCGCTGGTATCGTTCCTTTATGCAGCCACCAAAACTCGGCGCACTTGGTTAACTTTTTTTGATACCCGACACCCGTTTCGGGCATCCATTTAATTAGCCTATCGAGTTGGCTAATTAGCTTTAGGTAATCAAATTTCGTTTGCTTAACGCGCTCCTTCATGGTTCAAGTAGTTAATTATTAAATCCGTTGCGCTTGCGATTTCAGCCTCGTTATGGCGGTACAAATAGAGGTCGCTAAACTTACCCGACTTTTTAACCTTTGGCGGCACTCCGATATAGTAAAACTGCCGAGGGTCAAAGCCCATCAAAAGCGAATACCAAACCGCCTGCACGTGGTTGCAATGCGCTACCATATCGGCGGCGAAGGCTTTTATATTCTTTGCGCTCGTTGTTTTAACGTCGGCAATAATACCGCGCTCAAGCCAACACAAGTCCATCATTCCTTTACCTTCGACAGTTGTGCCACCAACGGTTACCGTGTTTAGGGTAATGTATTCGTGCTGCGATTTGTCAAATAGTTCGCCTAACATTTCGACCGCGTGAATCGCATTATAAACGTTTTGCGTGCTTGGTGGCATAAGCTCATACGGTTGCTCAAGTAAATCGAAATGAAACGCCGCGCCTTCGGTTAGCGCCTTTTGAGCGTAGCTTATGTCGCCCGTGTAAAATCGTTTTATTCGGCTTGCGCTTATTGCTTGGTGTTTAACGTATTCGTCGCGTGTCATATATTATCGCCCCTTAAATCTTCAAATTCTATCCACGTACCAACCCCTACATTGTGTTTACTTAAAAACATTTCCTTAGTAATTTGAGAAGGAAAAACATTATTATCATAACAAGCTCTGATTACATTTATAAGACGCGTTGAGGCGTTTACTGTTTTAATCCAGTCATGAATTAATAGCTCATTTGTTGCTTTTACTTTTTCTTTTTTTAGCCAACGCGCTAAGTGCCTTTTGTCCTCATCGGTAAAGCAATTGTGATATAAATTATATAGTTCCATGTTTTGGTTTTTATTGGTTAAACGTTTCGTTGTAGTATTGTTCGGCTGATATACTTTTTTGCCCTTGCCCGTCAATGTAGCCGCTATCGTGCGCGTCGATTATTTGCAGTTCTTCCATTGCTTTGGCGGTTACAAACGCTTCGGTATCTGTAATTTTTTGATTTCCGTAATACTTTTCAAGTTGAACGGCTAACCATTCAACGGCTGTTATTTTGTTTTTCATTAGATTTCCTCCCATTTTTCAACTCGTTTAGAAATCTTGTAGCCTGCGTCCTTAACCATTTTAATAGCGGTTTCGATGCTTAAAACGCCGTATGTTTGCTTTTCAACTGGCTTTGGTGTAAACTTAATTTCGATTTGTTCGGGCGAATTATCGAGCTTTTTGATTACCTCAATTACGCGGTTGTAAGATACCGAACTAAATCTTGTATTAATCAGCCATTTGTTTAAAGCGCATGAAGTATAGCCAGCCATTCGGCTAAACTCGGCTTTAGTTAATTTGTGGCGCTTGCGTGCCGTTTCGATTCGTTCGCATATTTCACTATGCGTTAATTGCGTGAAAGTGTACATAGGTTTTAAGTGTTTAACGTTTGTTATTGTATTGGTGTAATTGTTCATCGGATTACTTGGGTTTTATGTTCGTAAAGCTCAATACCTTCGATGTTATCAACGCCGAGTTCTTTCATTGCTTTGGGTAAGCCGTTTAGTAAATCTTCGGGCTTTAGGTTGTTAAACGCGAATTGAACTGAAAGCACCTTTACCCAGTTAACCTCTCCGCTAACACGCGCCTTAATCGTGCTGCGTACGTTTTTCGTTTGGGCGTTCTCTACTGTGGTGGCGTACAGCTTATCGGTAAACGCTGCGATAACGTCGCTAACCGCTTCGGCTTCCTTTATGCTTTGCGCTGCTTCGGCTATTAACTTCGCTTCGGCTGCTTCCTGTTCCGCTTCGAGGCGTTCGTGGTATTCTACCATGCGTTTTTTAGCATCTTCGATAAAATCGATTAGCGGCGCGGTGGCATCCTTTTCGAGTTTAATAAGTTCCTTTTTGAAATGCTCGAGCGGTGTGGTAACCTCTTTACGGGCGGCTTCGATTGCCTTAACTGCATCGTTAACGTCTTTTACAGCGGCGTTCATGGCTGTATATTCGCTAACGTTTACAACGCTGTTAGCTTCGCCGCCTACTGAGTTGCGGGCTATTATTGCCTGCGCGTTTAATACTTGAGGCGAATTAATCGCTAAGTATATTTTTTCGATTGGTATTTGTACCTTTGCAAGTGTGTTCATGTATGTTTATTTATTTGGTAAGTTAGAGGGCGGCGCTTTGCCGCCCTTTATCGTTTAATCCCACGGCAAGTCGTTAGCCGCTTTTTGCCCGAAAATATCGTCTATGTCGGGTAGTTCTTCAAAGTTCTGAGGCGGCTGCGTTTTATGCGTGAAATCGTTTTTAAAACTTGCCGTAGTCATTGCTTTGTATTCGTCCGATTCCTTAATCTTATCTTGCAAAAACTCGGGTAGCTTTGCGAATACTTCCTGTTGATGCGCGGTCGGGGTGTAAGTAAACGCCTCGTTAATCGGCGCTGGACATTCGTACCCCTTCATAAGCGGCGCGAAGCTGATAATGTTTGCGTAAGTATTTTCGCCTTTGGTAACGTGGGCAATATTAACCATGCACGTTTTACCAAGCATCTTAAAAACATCGAGCTTTGAGGCTTCGCCGTCCGTTAACTTTTTGCCGAGCCACGCCGAAACGTCGCGGCGCAATAAAGCCTTTTCGTTCATCGATAGCGTGTAAATACTGCGAACGTAGTACGGCTGTTCGCCTTTGCTTTCATCGAATACCGCCTTTTCGGTTGGCAGCTCGAATAAAAATTGGACTTTGCGTTTTTTGCCTGCATAAATACCGCCTTGTTCGGTCGTACCGAGGTCGATAATTTGATAGCAGCGCGCAGGGTAACTACCCTCGGGCGCGATTTGGCGGTTTGACGTACCGCCGACGGGTGCTGTTAAAGCCATTTTAAAAAGTGTTAAAGGGTTAAAATTAAAGATTCTCAGATTCAAACGAGTGCACTAAGTTGCGATTAATACCGTCAACTACTTCGATAAACAGTTCGCTAAATTTGTTACGCTCAAGCGGTTCAAATAGTCGGTTTTCAACTGGTACGCCTTCGACTTGCTCGCGGTGAAACTTGCGCGATAAGTTTGCTGCGCCTGAATCGCAGCGTGTGTAAATTCCTTTCATGCATCCGTCGTTAACGAGCATTGTCATAACGCCGCTAAGATGGTCGTAAAAATAAAATTCTGTGTTTTGGTAATTGCGGAAAACGGTAACTGTGTCCATGTGTACGATTGTTTAAAGGTTTAAAATTGTTCGTCGATTCCAAGTATTTGGGCAAAGGTCATAGAACCCCCATCCTCGTCCTCAATCCAAGCAGATAGGCTTGCTTTGTCCTTTTTGCCAAGCCTCTTAAATGCGTCTTGAAAATCGCGCGCTTTGATGTTAAAAAATCCTAATCCAAATTCGGTAGTCTTCCAAATTTTGAACGTTTTTAGTTGTGCTTTCATCGTGATTAATGTTTGAACGTTTAAAAAAATAGTAAGGGAGGACAACGCCTCCCCTTTTAAAATTACTTGGTTATTGAGAGACCTAATTGTTTTGCAGCATAGTTAATGTGCTTCTGTGTGGTCATAGACCAATAACCTAATTGATGCAATTCACTTGTTCCGTAATTAATTTTAGCTACTCTTGTTGTGTAAGACATTACATAGTCTGCACCATCATAGTTTACTACTCGCAAGTTCTGTTTGTACTTTGGGAATGTTCTTGTTGTGTTCATATGGTTTGGGTTTGAATGTTTTAAAAAAAGAAAGGGCGGTTATTAGCCGCCCGTAAGGGGTTTATAATTCTACAAAAATTACTCGTTTGTTGTTGTCCGAGTTAGCTACCCACAAGTGATTTGAACCAAATCCAAAGTTAAAGGCGGTTGCTAAATCTGTTTGTGAAAAAAGTTTTGACATAACAACCACAATTTGACCCCGCGTTTCGCAGTCCAAAATTGCGTTTGTGATTTCGCCTAAAAATTCTTGGTTTCGGCTTGCTTTGTTTTCGATAATTGCTTTCATCGTTTGAGCGTTTAAGTTTGTTTGAATTTTTGATGAAGCAAATTTAAAACACTTTTTTGAATTTGCAATACTTTTACAAAAAAAAGTAGCAAAAAAAGTTACAAATAACTGGTTTTGAACGCTCCTAATTTTGCGCCCGTGCGATACCGAAACCAATAAACGCACCGAATCCGACCTTCGCCGCCGTTGTTTCGTACCATTTTTTGCGCGGTTGCTCGATTACAAAGCTGCGCAGCCCTTCGGTTATCATATTCGGGTTATCGATTGCAACCCTAACCACGCTTTCACGCTTGCGAAACGGGAAAACGCCGCGTAAAGTGTCGCCTATACCTACCGAAATAGTCGCGGGGATGCTTAAGCTATCGATTTGAAGGTATCCGAGGCGGTTAATTTTGCCCGTAATACCAAACCAGCGCTCAAACTTTTGAAATTCACGCGGCAAAACAAGCGCGGGTATGGTATCGTGTATATAAATTGGGTCGCCTAAAGCTATTTTAGTCTTAAAAACTGTGCGCGTAACGACCTCGACCGCCGCTTTTGGCTTATCGATGCGCAGTTTTTCGGTTAAGTCCTTAAGTTCTGTTATTTGTTGCCCCTGAGTGTAAATCGTTAACGAATCGTTTAGGCGCGTTTTAACGAACTTTTGTTCGGTTAGTGCGGTTTGCGCTTGTTCGCTGCACGAACGTAGCAATAAGAGGCTTAAAACGGCTAAAAACAGCAATCTTTCAGCCCAAACGTAGCTTACTGATGTATTGGTCGATTCTTTCACGGCATTTAGCTTGTTCGTTTATAATTGCTTTTGCAACGTTGGGCGGCATTTCGCGTTCGGTTAGGTAAATCTTTAGAACTTTTATGAGCCGCTTATCAATTTGCTTATCATTCATATTTGACGCGTTGCTTTTTTAACTAATACCCTTACGGCTTCGTCCAAATTTACAACCGATTCCTCTAACATCCGCAAAAGGTCGGCGCGTTCGCTTTCTGAAATCGCTTTATTGTTGCTTATCAACTTAACCAAGCCACTAACCGAAGTTAAAGGCTGCCGTAACTCATGTGAAAGCATAAACCTAAATTCCTCAAGTAATACCCGTTGGCGTTCATGTTCGTGCGCCGTTATGCTTGTTACATCAACGAGCTGAAAGCCGATAAAATGCACCGCGCCCATAATTGCATAAATATTCCAAACATTGAAACGCTCGGATAAATTTTTTTGCTTGGTTCGGGCGTAAACTCTCGAAGGTTCGGGCTGTTTATCCTTTGCCCTTTTAACGGCTTCTATGAGCGTTTCTTTATCCTCGGGGCTGCTAACTATGTCAACAATGTTTTTCGGCTTTATATGGCTCGCGTAATGCTTAAAAAGTTCGTTAGTGCTTACTATTGTACCGTCGGTTTCGGTTACAACGTAAAACAAGTCTAATGAGTTTTCGAGTATGTACACCGTTGACACATTGCAAAAATAAGCAATAGTGTTAAATTATACTAAACGTTTATACGTTTCGCAAATCGGTAATAAGCGAGCGCCACGCAGCGCCGCAACCGATTAAATACTTTGCCGAAAGCCAAAGCGTAAAACTAAAAACAACACCATTTAAAAGTATATCGTAATTCATAGGCGTTTCAAAATCTTGTGTATTTCTTACGGGTTGACTTTTGAGCGTGTAGGCTGTGGGCTTTGGGTATAATGACAAATCGCAGGGCTGAATGGTATCGAATGCGGTCAAAACTACTTCGGGCTTTGGATGAACATAAGCCCCCGAAATAATTGCCTCATACGATTCTTTGTTCGCGTTCACGAAAGTAGTGTCAACCTCATAGCTCATAGTGTCTACGTTGAGCTTATTGTGGCGCGCAATCTTGACGGTATCTCTACGAACTTGATGCATCGTCTTTGGCTTTTGGAATATACCCTGCTGCGATTAGCGTTGCTACAATTGCAGCGAGGGTTTCGGTTGATATCACTTTAAAGATTAGCAAAAAGATTGAAACTAAAATCATAAGGCTTCCGATTGTGCTACGCCAATGCTTGACAATTATGTCTATGATTCGCCTCGGTTTTGTAGCACGTTTTCGCATGAGTTAAAATACGCGAAACAGCAGCGAGTGTTTGGGCAATTGCGCCCTAAACTTTACAAAGCGAGAAATACAGATTCGCTTCTTCGCGTCTGCGATTGGTTAGCCCTGCCAACACTTTGCCGCCTGCCTTATTCCAGCGAAGGAACTCATCCAAGATGCTTGGGTCGGCATTGTTCGCTTTGGCTTTCTTAAGCAACGTGGATTTAATTAATGCACCCGCGCCGACATTGTAGGCAAAGCAGACCAAAGCATCGAACTGGCATTGATTGATATTTATTAGATGCTTATTTACCGCAGCTTCAAAAGGCTCAAGTGTGGCAAGCAGCAGTTGAGTTGCTTCCTTTTCGCTTGCGAGCTTTTCTCCTAAAATTACCTTCTTACCATTAGGATAACGAGTCGAACCATACCCAATCGTGACAACAGATGCAGGACAGAGGTACGCATTTAATCGCAATCCTTCATACTTCTTAATTAGATTTAATCCAAGAGAAGATGTGGAGCGCATTATTCGTAGAAATAAACATCAATTGGACTTTTAGTTAAATGGTTGTCTGATAAATTGTTGTTTGATGGTTGCCTTGTAAATATTGTAATTGTAACGGTGTCATATGTAAACGCACCAATTATTTCTTGTTGAATTAATATTGAGTGAGATATACAAACGTGCGGTTCTTCACCTCCGCTTGAAATTATTTTTATCTTATCTGCCTGCGGAACAAAACCTAATGATTGAATCATTAAATACTTTATATCATAGCGACCTGTAGAAACGTATGATATCTGTTTAGTAACAATTCCGCTACCTACTTGAGTTTCGAATGCGGTTATTTCTTGTGGTGCATTAGTTCCGCTTTGAGAATAACTACAACTATCGATAAAGTAATGCGATGGTAATTTAGTTAGACCTCTATATGTACCGCTTCCATTAACCAAGTATTGTTTTAAATCAATACCTTTTGCAATAGTATTAAATTCAGCAGGTGCAGTTTGACCCGATTGATTAAAGCCATCGATGTAATTTATTTTGTTAGCAATCAATCCAAGTATTTGCCCAATAATCGCTCCCGTACCTTGTCCTGTATCTACGTTTTCAATATACAAATCACCACCCCTATTATATAAATAAATAGTTTGATTTACAGACGCATTAAAAAATGACAATGCACTATATCCACCATAATCTACACCAACCCCAATTATATCACCACTTGGGAATCGCAAAGTCATTACCCCACCTGCTGCAACATCTACCTCAATGTCTCCAGTAACTTGACCAAGACCTGTAAATGCAGTTCCTCGTAATGGAACGTATGCTAACAACGTGTCCAATGCTCCTGCGATAGTAGTAAGGTCTACTTGCTTGGATTGATTAGCAGAAGAATCAACAACATAGAATATATCTGCTGCATCTGCCGTTGATAATGGTGGTAAATCGGTGACCTTAACTCCTGCCATAGTTGGTTGTTTTAGTTGTGCTAATTTACAAATTATTAAGATACGCTAACGCATCATCTGAATTATCAAATTGTTGATTGTTAAAGGTGGTCGATGTGGTGGCAAATAAATATATCCCTTGCTCACTTATTATGTGCAAACTTTGTTCGTCCACTATCTCCCAATTTGGAGCAATTAATTGCGCATCGATTTCTCCATCTGCCACAGAGGAATAAAATTGCACCGATGTTTGTGTGATGTTTACGTTTATCATAGTTTCTCGATTAAGTACATTGAGCCAAAGTTAGTATCTGATATGCTTGTAGATTGAATTGCAAATACAAAGTATCTTGCAAGCGTCCAATTGATTGCTAAAGTTGAAGATACCGATAACCCATAATCGGTTGCAGAACTACCAATGGCTGCAATCCAAACTTCAGTATTGTTATTGCTTGTTTTAATGGCAAGATGTCTTAAAATTTGATTTAGCAAAAAAGTATTTGCTCCAACATTTTGGTATCCACCAACTAATATAGGCGAACCACTTAAATTTGCCGTTGCGTTTACATAAATGCGCAATGTTTGATTACCGTTTGTCCCAGTTTTCCGAGTTCTATAAGTAACCTTAACAATGTCGCCTGCTGCAAAAGTGTTGTCAGGAATTAGCTGAGTGTAAACCACAGTATTTGTACTTCCTTGATACCCTATCGTGTCAGCAGTTGATTTATAAATTGTAGGCAATGTCGGTTTGTTTAGAATCTGTGCCAAACCGCTGGACGCGTTCCAATCTGAATTAATTTGCGCAGGAGGGATGGTAGGTTTATTTACAATCTCTGTCACACCACTTGTTGCGTTCCAATCGCTATTGACTTGTGGAGGCACATCCCCAATGGTTATAAATCCACTATCGTTTGTTAGGTCACTTGTGGCAGTTGGGATAGACGGTTTGTTTAAAATCTCACTTATACCGCTTGATGAGTTCCAATCAGAGTTAACTTGCGAAGGAGGAATAGACGGTGTATTGATTAAGTCTGCATAATCACCGCTTGTGGCTACTGCTGCAAGATTTGGTTTGTTTAGTATTTCAGATACACCGCTTGATGAATTCCAATCGGAATTAACTTGCGCGGGTGGAATCGTTGGCTTGTTTAATATCTGATTGTTGCCGCTTGTAGCGTTCCAATCTGAAGGCTGTTGAACCGTTGGAAAGCCTACGCCAAGATTAACCCAATAGCTCGTATTAGTTGGCAGTATTGAATCGTTCGCAGCGATGCAACTATAAACGTTACCGTTATACCAAACGATGTTACCAATTTCATAAGCGTTACCCGTTGCGCTTAAATGGTCGGTCGTAAACGGTAAGGCTATTAACGAACCGCCGCCACCACCGCCGCCAATTGCGATTAACGGGTCGGCTGGTGTACCGTTTCCGATTATTGTTGTGCCGTCAACATAAACCTCTGTTAAACAAGGGTTACACGGCAAAAAGTCGGGCGGTAATGGTAGGTCGCCCGTGTCGCAAATATCGTAGCACGTATCCTCTGAGCCGCTTACAATTTCAACCTCAACATCGATAACAACGGTTGCAAATTCGAAATTAGGCGGTAAAGTTTTGTCGCCTACCGTGTAACCGTTCGGGATTACTTCGTAGCTAACAACGTCGATAATATCTTTAAAACCATAATCGCGACCGCTTACCAACTTAAAAACGCGAGAGGCTACCCAGTCGCCCGCGTCCTCGCTATCGCATGGTAAATTATTTTTACGAACTACGGCATAAGCTGAAAGGTTAAATTTCGTCGAATACATTTGCTTGCATCCGCTAACCCTTAAATTTTCAACTTTTGAAATATTTACTTTGCCGCGCTTCGCCCAAAATAGCGTACCTACTTTAGCGTCGTAATCCGTAACGGGTAGCGCTTGCCCGTCGCCTATGTAGTAAATCCAACCCTTATCGCCTGTAAGCTCACATAAACCGTATATGCGGTCGAATATATTACTTACTTCAATTCGTTGGTTTAAACGGTCTATAATGGTTTTTAAAATCATGCTCCCAATTGTTTATTAATTTGCTCAGTTATTAACTGTGTGTGTATGCGTAAAAATTCCTTTTCTTCTTCCTCAGTTGGTATAAATATAATACCGTAACCTCTAAAGAAAGTGTAACGCGGATTTACCTCTCTACCAAATTGTAAGCCTTGCGCCTTTGCGTATTCTAAATCATTAAGCATTAATGCAGCCGCTAACCCTTGCTCGAGTATTGGCTCAGTTGAAAAGTTACGCCTTAAAAAGCCCGATAACTCAAGTGGTATCGGGCGGCGCTGTTTTAGCTTTGTATATGCGGGTGAATAAGGCGTACTGTAATTACCGCCACGCCTTGCGGGTAATGGAATTTTTTCGCCCGCCGTGTTAAGGTTACCGCCCGAAGTTTCAAAGATTCGAATACGCATTAACCTTTTTAATTCTTCAAGTGCTTCATAAAGTGGCGTAAAGTCTGATAGCCATTCATTATAAATTGCGTCGGTTCGCTTTTTAATTTCCTCGGGTGTCATGGTAACGCCGTAACGTATTTAATGTTTTTACGGCAATCGAAGCAATGGTTATCGTCGGGCAATCGCATATTTTGAAGCATCGCCGTTAACTCATTATTGTATTGGTCGGCTGCAATATCGCGAGCGGTTGTTATGCCGCCTAAATCCTTTGCGCCCTTGTTAACGATTACGCTTGTGTTCGCCCGTTGGTTAGGGCTAACTGTTAGCGCGTAGTTATATATTTCAACCGCAGTAGCGTACGCCAAAGCTAAACTCATTTGATTACCTATTGAACACAACCAGCCCCGACGGTCGCAGCTTACCGAGTAATTCAAACTCATTCCCGTTGTGTACTTATTATTCGAACTACTTAACACGCTTACACCGTCGGTTGTTAGGTTAATGCCTATTGCGTCAACGAACGGGCAAATATGCGCCTCACGAACCGAACCGCCGCAATCATAGCAACTGCCCTTTTTAGGTATAAATTTTACGGTGTTCGTTGTTGATTCGTAAACAAAAGCTAAATCCAACTTGCGGCGCTTTGCTGCGAACTCCTTACCGATATAATATTCGATGCCGCCCGCCGTGTACGTTATTGTATCGATAAGCTGCAATGTAGTCATATCGAAAACCAATATAGGTACGTTCGTATTACTCGGGTCAATTGCAAGCGTTAAATCGCTTATAAATAGGTTTAGATAGCTTAACGTGTTCGGGCTTATCTTTACACGAATGCCGCCGTAATTTCCAACCCCTAACGCGGTTTGAATGTTACTGTAATCGGTAACTACTTGCCCGACGCGTTTTGATTCGATAATAGTGTCGGCTTTCATCATTGGACTAAGCCGCGTTAAAACATCGCTGCTAAGTTTTTTCCACGCGAAGGCGCGTTTATCCTCGAACAACTCAACGCCGTTGTTGTATTGGTCGGTTATCAATTGCCCTAAAAAGGTATTGTTTATACCGAGTTCGTCGATATATAAGCCCGTCGTAGGTTCTGCGACGTTGCAATCGCGTAAGCCCAAAAGTGATTCGTAGCACATAAGCACAAAGATAAAAAAAAAGAGGGGTAATAAACCCCTCTCATTCAGTTACAAGATTATCAAAACCATTTTGCGTCAATAGGTCTTCATCGGCTTGCGATAATAAACCTACCGACGCTATGACGGGTTTACAATCTCGATACAATTAACGTAGTTGATGCCCGCGTATTTGTCGCCTGCTTCGTAAATGTCATCGGGCAATGTTACTAATTTGCCAGTATGAGTCAATACGATTGACAAATTACCGCAATCGTCCTTCATGGTTAAATCAACAGGCAAGCCCGCAGGGGTGAAAGCAATAGTCTTTGAATAATTGCTACCCGCTACTGGAGTAATACCCGCGTTCCATTCTGCCATGTTAAACGATAACCATTGCATCGCTCCCGCTGTCGTTGCTAAGTTCTTTAGCTGCGAACCTTGAGCGGCTGCCAAACGTGCATCGTAAGCGAATCCGAAACCGTTTTGCTGCGAAATCGCTAACAAGTCGATACCGAATTGCGTGCAGCAACCCGCTTGCACCGCGTTGGCGTAACGCTGCATTTCAGCGCCACCAAACACAACGGGTGCGGCAGGGTAATTAGCCATGCGTGTAGCTTGAAGAATGTCAGCCAAAGCAAACTCGTTCAACGCTTGCCCGCCACTCTGACGAGTAGCAATGCGCAAGCAGTCGCCCGATACGGTGTAGTAACCGCTAACCTCGTCGCCCCAAGCGCCGATAGAAGCAACGGCTTGAGTAGCTGCGGCGCTTGCTACTTTGCGGTCCATTACGTCCATTAAACGCATGATAGACTCGAGAACGTAACGGCTGTTTTCTTGACAATGACGGGCGATTGCATCAGCCGCAATCAATTGGTCAGCAATATACGTATCGGTCGTTTCAAGCGTGTACGTAGTGGTGCTATCGCCGTAAGTGTTGGTAGCCGTACAAGTTAAGATGTTACCACCTTCCTCTACTTCAGTTTCAGGTAAACGCTGAATCCAACGCGCCTCAACGGTTTTTAGCTTGCCATTTCCAGTAGAAACCTCTTGGCGAATTAGCTTTACGTTTTCAGGTGAGTTAAGAAATTCGAGAAAAGGCAACTGTTCGCGCTGCCCAACTTCGATAAATAGCTCCGAAAGGCTCATTTGCACGTTCGGGCATTCGGATAAAATGCGAGAAATTGACATTTTGTTTTTAGGTTTAAGAGTTTACGTTTGCACTTAACAGGCGGCAAACATTAACGCCTAAAAATAATTTGTCATTTGAGCGCCGTAAATTTACGAAATATTTTTTATTTGCTTTGCTTAATTTAACGCATAAAAAAAGGACTGGAAGCGAAACCAGCCCTTTCTAATTACCCTACTAAGTAATCACGTTATGAACGTTACAAATATATTAAGGTAAATCGATTTTACCAAAAAAAGGTTTGTCGCTTACCGACCTTCTACCCTCGCAGCTCCAAAGTTGACGCGCCCACCAATTAGCAGAAAAACGCGGCGAAGGGATGCCGTTACTACGGGCGCAGTAATTATTACCCGCGTCCGTGCCTACTTTTATTCGATAACCTGAAGCGCCGAAATGCACCTCGTTTCCTTCAGCGTCAACGGCTTTGTATTTCTTACCCTCGCGGTCGGATGCCGTTACATTATAACCTTCGTATATTGGCATGGCTATTTAACAAAGAAACGAGGGTTAACGCCTTTAATTCTTTTCTCGGATTGTAACTCAAGCGGCGGTAAAATAGCTGCGCCTTGCCTGTTTAACGGCTTGCCAGCGTGCGGGTTCTTTTGAATGATACCCGCCGCAGTTGCTTCGGCTATAAGCACATCGTTAACACCTAAAAACGCGCCCGCCTTATCTTTGGATTTTAAGCGTTCGCCCGTCTTACGGTCTTTCACAAACGCGCTGCCATCGTCTTCTAAGTCGATTATAAACTTTTCGTTAATAGCCGATTTAAAGCCTTTAATAGTGTATTCGTTCACGGTCGGGTCTAACTTCAAAGCGCCGAGTTCGCGTTCAAATACGCTGCTTACCTTAATCGCTTTTTGTTCTTCGGCTGCTTGTGTTTTGTAGCTTTCGAATTGTGTTAACGCTTCTTGCCGCGCTTGTTCAACTTCGCTGTATTTACGCTCAAGTGTTTTGTGTTTCTTTTCCCATTCGGCTACTAATTCAGCCGCGCCGTTACCAGTTGCTTTTTTTTCCCATTCATCGCGCTGCTTTTCGTATTCGCTTTTAGCGCGTTCGGCTGCGTTGCGAATTACGTCTAAGCTCTTTTGCTCTTTAAAATCTTCGTCGGTTAACGTAACGCCAAACGGTTCAAACGCACGCTTTACAACGTTCGCTATCGAGCCGTTAAGTTTACCGAGCGTCGCGGCGTGTTCTTTTTGGTCTATCCAGTTCGCTGTGAATTTTTCCTTCGCCGTTTCGAGGCTTTCGGCTTCGTCGAGGTTTAAGAACTTTATCAGTTCCATCGCCTCCTCGGGTTTCATTGCCATAAATTATAGGGGTTGGTATTTGTTTTAATTTCAATTCACGCGCTCCGCGTGTCATTAAATTACTTGCCACAACGTCGGACGCGTGTATAATCTTGCCGTCTATAAGTAACAAGTATTTCATTTAGCACAAAGATAGTTAAATTGAAACTGCAAAACAATTAATCAATTTTAAGCCTCTTTAAACTAACTTTGACTTTTATTTATTCATTATGATAGGAGTAGCAATAACCACACATAATCGCAGAGATACCGCGCTGGAAACAGTTGCTAAATGGAAATCAACGCTGCCAAATGAAGCCGTTATTTTAGTCGTAGACGACGCAAGCGATGAACCATACCCAAACGCCGATTATCGTTTCGAGGTTAACGTAGGTATTGCCAAAGCAAAAAATAAGTGCATCGAGTTGCTAATTGAAAAGGGTTGTACCGAACTATTTTTAGCCGATGACGATTGCTACCCTACTTCGCCTGATTGGTGGGTAGCCTATACCGAAAGCCCTTACCCTTTGCTATCTTACACGTTTTCGGTTGTTGCAAAAAGAATACAAAACGGTAATAGATTAATAAAAAAAGACGGCGCGCATAAATGGTATTCAAACCCTTGCGGCTGCATGGTGTATATCAATAAAAGTGTAGTCGATAAAATAGGCGGTTACGATGCGAATTATTCGCTTTATGGTGATGAGCATTTAGATTACGCTATACGCGCTAAAAACGTAGGGCTTATACCTTATGCTTATATTGATGTTTTTAACCCTCTTTTTTATTGCTTAGACGAAGCTGGTAATTATCGAACCTCGCGTATCGACGCAGCCGCGCAAAGTTATTTAAGCCATAGGCGGCTATCGGAGCAAAAGCGTAGCACAGCTTTTATGCCTTACCACGAAACCAAAAACGAATTACAAAAGCCTTACATTCTTTCGAGTTATTTCAATTACGCAATTGACCCACAAAGAAAAGTTAAGTGGGCTAATAGTATTACGCCGCTTTTGCCCTTAATGAATAGCTGCAAAGATTTAGGGGTTCGGCTGGTAATCTTAACTAATTGCGATTTTGAAAACGACGGAACGACTGAATTTATAAAAATAGAAAACCCCGATAATCAATTTAGCCCTAACGATTTTCGCTGGTTAATTCAGTTGGACTATATCCAAAAGAATACAGCAAGCCACGTATATTGCGTAGACGCGACTGACGTTGAGGTTCTTCGTAACCCTTTCGAGGTTAATAGCAATTTGCTTTATGTTGGCTACGAAAAGGGGCAAACGCTTGCCAGCCCGTGGTTATGGTCGCATCAATGGAGGCATACTAAAAACGCTAATTACTTTAATATGTTAAAAGCATCAAAGAGCTTTACTCTTTTAAACTGCGGCGTTGTAGGTGGCAGCTATTCTATTGCCCTTAGATTCTTTCAACTCATGGCAAATGAAACTTATTTCAATGCTAAAAAAACACAAAGGGCTATGGATATGGCAAGTTTTAACTATGTTGTTTATTCGCGCTTCGCTGATTCGTTTGTAACAGGCTCGGAAGTAGTTACCGAGTTTAAAGCGGACGAAAGAAATACCGTGTCAATGTTTAAACATAAATAGGTTTTACAATTTTATTAAGCACGTTTTCAGCAACTTGTAAAAATAATTGTACTTTTATTTTGATTTCGTTTGCAAATTCAAATAATTGTTTTACATTTGCCAAACAAAACAATCAAACTTTAAACATTCAAACTATGAACACAACTAACTTAACGGCAAACGAAGTAGCAATGCTAACAAGAATCATCGGACAATACAACGAAGATTGTAACCTATGTTTTACCGCTGAATTGAACCAGTCAGAAAAGGGAATAATAGGCTCGCTTGTAAAAAAGGGTTTAATCTATGATTCGTTTGATGATGAATACCTAAAAGAAATAGATAGCGCGTACGATACCTACAATTTTTTTCCAACCGATGAAGCGATAGAACTAATAAACGAGGGGGCTTTGTAGTCCCCGCTTTTTTAATCGATAAATCCCTCAGAACGCGCCCGAGCCTTAACCGTTTCGGGTACTTTAGAAGCTGGCACGGGTACTAAAGTATGCCTACATTCCCATCCCCCTCGATTAACGAATATGGTTCTTTCATCTGTGTTATCTATTCTACCCGACCACGTTCCGTTTCTTATATCGTTTATTCCCGCGCTGTTTTCACCGCGCCCCCACGCCTCAATTTCTTTCTTATGAAATATTTGCCCTTGCCTATGTTCGCAGAACGGGCGCGTAGTTGGTATTTCGCCGCCTAAGTATTGAAACCATTGTATGCCGATTGCTTCATTAATTGCAGCCGAATAGCTATTATCTGCGATAGCTTGGGCGGTGCTTGCTACCGTTCTAACGTTCCTTAACAATTTGCCGTCGATTTCTTTCGTTCCTATAATAGTTTGACTTAACGCTTTAACAGCGTCTCGAAGCTGCGCTCGTGCGGCTACGTTTGCCGTTAGCTGCTCTAAAAACGGCTGCGATACAACTTGCCTTAATCCACTACCAAAAAAACTATTAATCGCGTTCTGTTGGCTTATTTGAACTAAACGCCTTTGCGCTTCGGTAGGCTCAAAACCCGCCTCGAACTTTTGCGCTATTTCAGTCGATAGGTTTACGCCTTCTTGAATCTGAGTTAGGAACTTTGAAACCGCGTCTTTGTATTCGCCACCCGCTAAAACCTTGTTTAGTTCGTCGGCTATTAATCCGATTCGATTTATGTTGGCATCGGTTTGAGTTATGTTACCATCGCTATCAACCTCCATATCGCGAAGCAACGGCTCAACGGTTCGCCACGCGTCGAGCTGCGCACGTTCCGCGCTCGTTGCCATATCCTTCGGTATCTGTTCAAATAACCGAATTTTACGCTTTATCAGTTCGTCAAGCGATGCCATTTAATAAATCGCGTTGGGCGGTTTGAATTGGGTCTAATTGCTCGCGCACCTTTGACGCTGCAATGTTACGCAGCGCTACGACTTGCTCCTGTTGTGGTAAATCAGTAAACCTCGGTGCGTCCTCAGTTGGTATATAGTTACGGATTAATTCCATTACTAATTGAGGCGCGCTAAAGTGCAACACGTCTTGCCATTTTTCTACCGTACCATTTGCAACACGCGCAGCAATATCGGCGCTACTCATTAGTAAAAGTTCGTCGGCGTTTATAATCAAATCGTAAACAGCGGACGTTTCCTCGTCGGTATAGTGGATTGCTTTAATGTAATTGTAAACGTTTGAGAACGTAACCGAAGGCGGTACGCCCGCCGCGATACCTTCACCTATTACAGCTAAGTAATCGCTCGGTGTGCTTATATCAAATGTCGTAGGATAAACCAACGTAACGCCCCCGAATAAGTCGCCATAACGCATCTTACCAGTCGTTACCAATATAAACTCATACAAACTAAATAACTGGTCTGAAATAGGCTTTAAAAACGCGTATAAGCTACGCATCTTATTTAGGCTACCCGTAGCCGTTACACCTTCGCCAACGCCTGCCAAACTATCACTCGTTGGTAGGTGTAAAATAGCGCGGGCTTTTTTCATTTGGTTATCGATTTCAACGCGCAAAAAGTTGAGCGTATCCATAGGCGGCGAAACGAACTTTAAATATTCGCCACTTATACCGCTATCACCTTCGCTTACGGATGTCTTAGGCTTAATTAAAAGCATACCCGTAGGGCTAAAACGAGACTTCAAACCTCCACCGCTACACGAAGGGCAAGTACGATAGCCGCCGTTAATAGGGTCGAATAATTGCCCATCTACGCACTTATTACCTTCGCGGTCAATGAAGTCGCAAACTTCACCCAACGCAACCATAAAAGGAAATGCGCTCGTTGCTTTGCTTATTTGTAAATAGCTTTCATCTAATACAACTTGGTCTAAGAAAGGAACGGCGGTAATAAACGGCGATTGAAACGCTATTTCGTCGTTAATTAGCTGAGGCGTACCCATTAGTTTATGGCATGGCACGTACCCTAAATTGTGCTGAAAGTATAGCGCGGGTTCGCTAAACTCCATATCGGCTTTCTTGCCCGTTTGGTAAATCTTCCAAATATTATTATCGTCGTAAAGCTCTAAAACGATACCGCTTTTTTCCATCTTAGAACCGCTTTTTACATTGCTGTAATCGTCGGTTATAACTAAGTAGTATTCGCCGAAACTTTGCCCGACAATCGACTTACACGAATAGTAATGCGGCATCGGCTTTAGTAGGTCGTTGCTTATTACTTCGCTATCGCCGCTTTCATCCGTTACCGTTTCAACGTCCTCAGGTTCAACTGCGATAATCCCGTTGGGGTCTACAAGTTTTAAAGTCGGTAGCATCGTTTTAACGAACGTTTCAACGCTGCCAAATTTCTTTATTTCCTCGTTAACGAACCGCTGGAAACTATCTTCGCCAAAACGTTCGTCCAATTCGGGGTAGTATTTAATACTCCAATTTTGGTCGGCGAACGCACGGCTTACCGTTGCCTTAAAATCCTCGAATACGCTTAACGTAGTCGGCTTATAATTAGCCTTTATATACTGCGCTTGTACGTCGGTTTGATTCGGGGCGCGAACACTAAGCAAATGTTCGGGGTAAATATCGGGGCGCGTATGCGGCAAAATGCTATCGTACATCTTTGCCGCGTAGTTATACCCGTCCCAATATTCGGGGTATTGACTTACGCCTTGCCGCTGTTTTGTTATTGGGTTTAAAGGCGAACTGCGACTCGCTTCGCTCCAGCCCTTAAACTTAGCCGCAAAACGATTTACTACTTTGTTGATTTCCTCGGGTGTCAATGCCATTACGCGATTGCTTTAGAAGTTGGTTGGTTTATGATGCGAGTGCCGCATCTTTTATTTCCGCAAAAGTTTAGCGTTTTCATAGTTTCTGTATTATTGATAAGCCACGCCCCTCGGAAGTGTTGAGCGTAACAACGTTATAATTATATTCTTTAACGTAGCGCATTAATTCGCTTACGTCGGCAATGTGCAGCGTATCATGGTAAGCAATTATACCGCCTTTTGCGATTATGCGCTCAATTTCTTTGAACTCGGCTAATATGTTTTCAAAACTATGGTCGCCATCAACAAAGATAAAATCGAAATGGTTTGCTGGCATTGATTGAATAACCGTTATCGATTGCCCTAAAATAAAATCAACAGCAACGCCGCTGCGCTCGAAATTATGCTTTCGGTAATCCGTTATATCTATGCCTGCATAATAACCGCCTATCGGTAGCGCCTCAATCATTTTAACCGAGGTTTCACCTTCGAATACTCCAATTTCTAAAACCGCTTTAGCGCCTTGCATTTTAATTAACGAACCGATAAACTCGCACACATCAACTTCGCTATTCCATTCGTGGCGAATAGTTTCCCTTTCGGGCAACGGCTCAAGCCCGTATATTTCAATAGGCTGTTGACGGTTAGCGTTTTCCTGTAACATATTTATTTTCAATTATTCGGTTAATGTAGTAAACGTGGGTTTTACCATCTTGAGCGTTCCAAATCTTTAGCAATTTGTCTAACCACTGAATATAAAACATCGGGGTAAATCTTTGCCCGCCAAAGTAACCCATTAAATAAAAATCAGCTTCAATATCGCTAATATTCAATTCTTTTTTATGAGTAATGTAAACGCTCTTAATATGAATTGAGGCGTCTATGTTTAGCTTACACAAAGCTACGTTAGTGTATAATTCGTCGGGCTGCCCGTTGCCCCATTTGGCGCGTAGCTTATGTAAGGGTATCGGATTATTTAAAAACATATCCGAAGCCGTTTTAAATAACAACTCGGATTGTTCGGATTTACGAATAAATTGAATCGATGAATTTATTGCGGGTAAAGTAGCGTCGTTATCTAAATTATATTGCTCCCAAATATCGTCAGCCCACGCCCATTGCATAGCGTTAAAATCGCGACCTTTGTCAATAGTGTGGCTACCTATTACCATAGTTTGGTAATCCTTATCAGCGTTAACTAAATGGTTTATTAAAGGCTCAATATCTTTGAGGCATACCGCGTCGACATCTAAAAATAGATTATTATCGAACGGCAATAAATCGTACATTAATAGTTTAACCTTTGCGGGGTCAAACTTTTTGTTTAGATAAATGTAATCGTTTGTTAAGTCTACATAAGTATCGATTACCTCGCGTAATTCGGGGCAATAATAAACCGCGCCCTTATCTACTGGCGGGCTAATCAACGCAATTTTAATAGACTTGTTAAATCGCTTAATTGAATAAGCAAGATTGTAAGTAGCCCAATAATATTGCGGTTTACCAAAAGCGACAAGCACGACCCCTGTTGAGGTGTGCTTGTCGCTCTGAATTGGTGGCTCGGTATTCATTAATTAAAAATACCAGCAGGTGCATCGTACTGTGTAGGGATATCCTTATCGCGCCATGAGAACGTTACTTCGTAGCGCTGCAATTCATTATTTTGCTCGGGCAAAATAAAGTTAGCGCTCGTTGTAATACCCACAGGCGGGTCGATAAAAATAACCTTGCCACTATCACACATATACGCCATAATCCAACCGACGCGGCGGTTGTTAACATCGTTCCAAAAGAGGTTATTCTCATCTGTTACGTTGGCATCGTATAGTGTGGCGGTGCGGTCTTCGTTAATACGAATCGGCGTACCGCAGCCGATAGGAGAATCTACCGTTACAGGCGAACCAGCAGGCAGGGCGAAACGAATATCCTCAATTAAACGAGCGTCACCGCTCCCTAACAATAACGAAATTTCTACTGAGTTCGAAGGGTTCGCAACAGTTGTGTTACAAGCGCCTACGATAATAGCAGAAACGCCGCCGAGTTTATACTCGTTGCACTCCACCAAATTATGTTCGAGTAGCGATACATCGCAATAGGAAACGCATCCCATAATTTAAAAGGTGTTTATTGTTTCGGCTTCGGTTTGATAGGTCGTAAGCCTGACACCTAAAATGGATTGCTCAAATGTTACACAAATTTACAAAATTATTCTTGATATAAGTTAATCACATCTTGCGTAATTAAACGCTCGCTATCCTGCGTTAAAATAAACGGCTCTGAGTCGTTATCTAATATCGAAGGTAGGCAGTTAGCGTCCACGCCAACGCAAACCGTTTTACGCACCTTATCGCGCTTATTGTACAAGTCGATAGTTAACGCTCCTAAATCGTCCGCGTTATCGTATTCGATAGTCGGAAACTCATTGTCGGCTGGAAAAACGGTGTCGCCGTTTATGTAGCAATTATCGAAGTAGAAAACAATCGAAAGAAAGTCTAAAACGTATTCGGGCAAGCGACCAAAATAATAGCTCAATTTCTTTTTACGGTCTACATAACTTGCCTGCCAACGCCCCGAAGCGTATCTAAACAAATCGGTATCGGTGTCGTATTGCGGTTGAAAGCGTCGCCCCTCTAATCGAATACCCGCTAAAAACGAAGTACCATAGAACGCTAAACCGAATTGATTTTCACCGTTACACCCTTCAATCTTAAAGAATCTGCAATCGTCCGAATAGTCGCCCACTTGTATAAGTTCACTATACTTATCGTACTTAGCCCAATTTTTATCAGCTCGCACGGTAATGCGTTTAACAACTATATCGCCATCGAGCGAAGCACCGAACTGAGAACCAAACAAACTAACCGCGCCGCTTTGAGTTACTGTGATTGTAAAATTATAAACCCCTGCCGCGCTTATTCCGCTCCCGTAGTTAATGCCGTCAACTTGAAACCTTAGCCTTGCGTTGCTTATCGATTCGACTTCTATTTCGACATAGTAATCCGTATCCTCACAAAGCTCAGTAATTGAAACAAGGTTCGCCGAACTGCCTAACGCGGTTAAATTAATACTCGCTTCTCCGCTTCCTATCGTCCAATTATCCGAGCCTATTGTTGGTACTGAAGCCCAACCGATAGGAATTCGCGGCGCGCTATTAAAATAAGGATTGTATATGAAGTATTGACCGCAAGTGTTGGCGCAATAATCGGCAATTGCTAAACGATAACAACCCGCCTCAATATCATAATCGCTTAAATCAATTGCAGCGGTTAGATATTGTTGGCTCGTAGTAATTACAGGGTCTAACACTTGAACAACTGAAAGCGTTTGCGAATCAACTAAGCCCGCAAATAAAGCGCCGTTAGGAATAGGTTTAATCGTGTTAATTAAAAACGTGCCGTCAAACGGTTGAGAGCCGTTGCTAAAAGAAAATAAAATAAAATTATTTGTTAGGTCTGTAGTTCTAAAATGTAAAGTATGTACCCCTTGCGTAGAAACATCGCGAAAAGAACCGTCAAGCATTGTAATTCGCAAAACGCCAATAATATCGCTAACTGTAATTCTAAGTTCAAAATCTTGAACTACGTCAAACCTTAAATAACTAATAAGATAACCGCCTGTCGCTGTTCCACCCCCTGTAATACTACTGCCGTCCTGTGTCCACGGCGCGACTAACGTTTCGCCACCGTCCCCGACATTGCCGCATTGCCCCGCTTCGAGCTGCCAAAATAATTGGTCGTTAAAGTCGGCAAGTTGCGCAAAGGCGCTATTGCAGCCCTCGCATTGCTCGGGTAAAACGCTGTTAAATAATATAGGTTGGTTCGGTATCGAAGTGTAACTCATGGAAGTAGTTTGTTAGAACGTAATTCGAATTGCGCGCCCTTGCGCATTACTGATTCTATTTGAATGTTTTTAATGTAGGTAGGCGTAACCGCGAGGCTATCCTCTTTGCGCCCCAATAAAATAGGGTTCGATGTTTCGCTTGTTATCGCGTTTATCTCTGCCATGCTTAACGGGCGTTTAAACTTGTATAAGTAGGCTTGAACGTCATTAATATCGACAGGCTCTAAAGTTGTTGGGGCGAATGGTACGCCTATTCCTGTAAAATAGGATTGCCGCGCTATTGAGTTTATTGTTGCAGAATCTAAGAACCTTTGAATGTTAAAAAAGCTCGAGCCAGTTGCTCGTTTGACTTCAGCGTTAACCCTTATTTTGTCGCCTACGTTGCATACAAATACAGCGTTATTGATTTCACTCCACGCGTTTATATTTGAACTACCTGAGTTTGAAACAACGCGCTCGGAAACAAAAGCCCCCGCGCTATCATATTGCTGAATTAATATCTTTCTATCGCGCCCAAAGTTGTTAGGGTCGATAGGGTTAGCGCCGCCCGAATCCCTTGCGGCTTCAAAAATTAGCCCTGCGTTAAAAGTATAAATGCCAGTAAACGGTACGGTATAAGTGTCTAGATTAAAATAGCCGCTTGGGTTAATTACAGTTGTTAAATAAATAGCCCAATGCGAGGTATATGATTCAATCGAAACGTATGCAGTTTCATCGTATTGAACTTGATTTATTAGCGCTTGACCAGCGCCCAAGCCCATGTAAAAATTAGTTTGCGCAGGGTCGAAAGCCTCAAAAAATGATTCTAAAGAATTTGGGTAGCCTGATAACCAATTAGCCGAAACGTATTCATTCGTAAAGATTCCGTTATAAATAGCGTTACCAATGCCGTAAGGGTCGTATATCTTCGCCCTTGCTGTTAGCGCTCCATAAAACCCGTCCCAATCAGCCATTATAATAACACCGTTCGTATCGTAACCCTCGTTATTAAATTGTACAATATCTTGAATAAGGTTCGTATCGAATATTATTTCGCTCGTTTTAAGCTGCAATATGTTACTCGTATTGCATTCGCCTATAAACCCAAAACGCTCACTTCTAAAGCCTCTAAACGGCGTTTGAATAAAGTTACACGAGGTGTTACCGTTATCGCATTGACCAGCCTCCAGCGTTTCATCGTTTCCAAAATCAGCGGCTTGATATAATCGACTTGTGTCGAATTGCATTTCAATATCGGGCTGGTCGTATAGGTTAGCTGAGGGCGTTGATTGCTGAAAGTAGCTGGCAAGCTCAATCCGCAACAATGGTCTACCGTTAGCTTGCTTTTCAAAGCCCATCCCTAAATTTAATTTAGAGCGCATTGCTGCGTATAAATCTTGAAAGGTGGCTAACACCTGAGTATTGTTTTTAATCCTTATTGATTCACCGTTAGTATAAAACGGTACTTCATTTTGCGGGTAGGTTGCTGCAAAGTAATTCGAAGCAAAATCAATTAACCCATCACCCATGCAGTTTACTAAATGCGCGAAAACATCGTAAACGGTATAACCAAAAGCGGGCGGATAAAACGATACTGTTGGCGTTGGTCTAAACACCCATAACGAAACGTTATTCGGTGGCGTTATTGGTGTACCGTTTTTAGAGGTTGTAAGCCGCATCGAAAACGGTATGCCCTTGTTATTATTTATCTTGGTGCTAAAGGTTTCATCGTAGAGCTTTGTTTTAACTTCGCAGCGGTCGAGTATAAAACCGCATTCAGTAACGATTATATACCCGTTAACTAAACGCTCCCAAGTTCCCGAGGCGCAAAGGTATTGCACCTCAACGCGAACCAATTCACAATAGCCCGAAGTTTCAAGTTTAGCGTAAAGGTAGCCGAACACATCGCCGCCAAAAGTAAGTTCATTATCGAACGAAACTATACGCGCTCCTATCGTATCGTCCTCGGTTATATTAATCCCAAAGTCTTCGGGGTTTAATGGTTGACCCCTATCGAGGTTATCGATTAAAAACTTTAATTCAGATGCCATGCGTACCGCGAATCGTTACCGTTAAAGTTTACAATAGTACGCTGTTTGCTCATTGTCTTATTTAGCTTGTCGAGTTTTTTCTCCATGCCTTTACTATTCAACGAAGCGTTTACAATTACGTTTTTATCCTTTTTGCCCATGTAGTAATTTAACGCAGGGCGAACGTAACGCTCATCTATTAAGCGCTTAAACGCCGCGCTCGATGTGTTTAAAGCGTCCAATTCGGAACGGTGGCGCGTTACTGCGTTACGGTTAACTACAAACTCACCGCGCTCGGCTTCGATTAAAGTACCGCCCGCGTCGTGGCTTCGACCGCCTACCATACCGCCTCGTTTAAATTTAGGTATCGGTTGCGATGAAATAATCGCAACTTGAGCAAGCCCCGAAGCAAGCGCCAGCGCTTTTAATACGGGCGTAGTTGCTTTTGCAACGGCTACCGCAGTACCAATGATAGCGTTAAAAATAGCTGCTGCCCTATCGGCTTTGGCTTGCTTTGTTTTTTCAGCCGCTATCTTTTGTTGAGTTCTTAAATTTAAAGCCTCAATTTTTCTTTGTTTTTCGGCTTCGGATATTGTTAGCTTATTTATTGCTTCAAGCTCTTTAGTGCTGGTTGCGTTTATTTGTTCAATCCTTTTTGCTGATTGAGCTGTTTGCAACTCAATTATTTTACTAAATACTTCGGCAGTTGCCTGTGCTATTTGCAAAGCGTCATTGACCGCTTGCTCGGTTGTTTTCTTGCGTTCTTCGCGTATTGCTTTCTCTGTTTCGGCGTTGATTAGTTCGATTGCGCTCGAGCGTTCCTTTTCGTCTTTTATGCTGTTTGTAGCTGATAGCTTGCGCTGTTCAGCTTCTAAATTAATTAACTCAACGCGGCGCTCGAACGAGCTGCCCAGTTCGGTTTCTAATTCCTTAACTAAATTAATTTGGGTATTTATCGAGGATTCGGCGGCGGCTCGTTGTTCTTCGGCAATCTTTTCGGCGGCTTCCTTTTCTTTTGCAATCTTTTCTTCTAACGCCTTTTGGTCAATAGCTGCAATTTGCTTTGTCGCGTCCTCCTTAATAGATTGTATTGCGTTTTGTAATTTTATTTCTTCATCGCTACCCTTCTTAAACTTGCTATCAATAAACGCCTTTTCAAGTTCTGCAATTTTATTATTGCTTTCGTTAAGTATAGATTCACGTTCATCTAAAGACGCTTGTAAAGCATCGAGTTCTAACTTAGCTAAGTTTTCGCGGGCTTTGGCTAAGTCTTCAGCGGCTTTCTTTGCGTTTTCCTTTTCCTTTTCTTTTCGCTCGTTACTTATATTTATTATTTCTATTTCGGCTTGCGCTCGTAATTCCTTTTCTTTATTACTCCTTTCGGTTTCAATAGCGAGTAAATCTTTACCTAACTGTTCTTGGGTTGCTTTAGTAACTTTACCAAACGTTTTTATATCGAGGGCTTTTTGTTCTTCAAGCCTTTTAAGCGCTTCGGTTTCTTTGTCTTTAGCGCTAACAGCGGCATCGGATAAGCCCGTTTGTAATTCATTAAAAACTATTAAGCGTTTAGCCTGTTCTTCGGTTATTTTACCTTGCTTTTGTAACAACTCTATTTGAGCGTTACCCGCTTTAACTGCTGATTGCGTAGCCGTTCTATTTAAGTCGTCTATAACTTTTTGGTAATCCTTTGCCGCTTCGGCTGCTTCGTTTGTCGCTTCCTTGTTATCTAAGAATTTAGAGGCAAGCGTTCCAAGTATTGCCACAACAGCACCTATACCACTTGCCACTAACAAACCGCGCCAAATTTTAGTAGCCGTTGCAGCGCCGTTGGTAACAAACGTATAGGCTTTCATTGCCAAACCAGCGATACCCGTTTTAGCCGCAAGCTGCTCCATGATAATAACGCGCCCCTGCTCGAGCGCTGACGTTATAGCCATGATTGCCTGCAACTTTACTAAAGTCTTTTGCAGTTCTTCGTTTTCTTTTCCTGTTAAAGCCGCCGCGCCTTCGACAGCTTGAAAAGCTACGCCAACTAATTCAACGCTTTGAACGAATCCCTTTAGTTTAGCGCCGCGTTGCGCAAGCGCGTCGACCTGCGCATCAGTTTCAATTACAGCACGCCTAACCGTTGCAACCTCTTTTACTAAGTCGTTAAACTCTTTGGTGTTTGCTTTTCCAGCTAAAGCTAAATCGTACAACTTATCTTCAAGCTCACCTATTCGACCCGTTGCGGCATCGGTTGACTTAGCGTATAAATCAACAGCCCTATCGGCTGCAATAATAGCTGATTTATATTCGCCGACCGCCTTCGCAATATCTTTGAACTCGTCTGTGTTGCGCTGCCCTGCGACCGATAATTCGCGTAGCCTATCTTCGTACTTTGCAACGTCTTGAGCCGATTGAACTAATATTTTATTAGTCTTTTTTACTTCCTCGTCGAAATCTTTTAAGCTATCGGTGGTATTATCTGTTGCGCTATCAAACTTTTTTAAAGCGTCTACGTTTAGTCTTAACCCTGTTGTAAGACCAGCAACTTGAGTATTGAGGTTTTTAACCGCCCCCGCTAATTGTTGGTTAGCAAAAGCGTTTACTGCGGTCGCTCCTATTTTTTTAAATTCATCACCAACCCGCTTACTCGACTCCGTTGCGCTTTTAACTACATCGTCGTTAACCTTGTTTATCTTATTTACAATCGCCTCGAGGTCGCCC